ATGGTTTGTAATTGAAGTAATTGTAAGCAAAGCAATATCCAAACTGAGCATCTGGCAACAGTGCAAGTATTGGTTTGCCTAGAATCTCTTCAGCTGTGTATAATCTCAGTCTACGTCGATATTCTTCAGTAAATCCTTGACAGGCAGGTTCTAGCAATTCAAGATTGTTGTCAATCATGTACAACGGGTCCAATGGTACCAATTGCTCCACGTGTTGTTCCAGTGCTGGTCTGAAAATCAATCCAGGCACACGCCAATCTGTGTAGCGTAAAATTCTACCTTGTAGTAGTTCAGCACTTTCGGGATCGCAACGTAGCCTACGATTAAGAATGTGTTCGGTAGTGTCATAACACATTTCATGCTGGAACAATCTCAAACTTTCACGCAAGTATTCTGGATGCTGTGCAGTCATAGCGTCAATCACGTGACTGCGTATAGCGTCAATGGTATGATTGAATTGCTGGAAACTTTCATTAATTTTGTTACCATTGGCAATGATGCCTTGTGTAAATTTGTTAAATTGCACATTGTGGTTGGCAATTTTGTGTATCACAGCATCAAGTCTGTGACGGGCTTCTTGATGAATTTGACCTAACTCAAATTCATCAATGTGGTTCAAGTAATCAACAAGTTCGCTCAGTTTCATTCGAATGAAAATAGTGATGTAAAAGTATTTTCTGTGTTGGTAGCAGACGCAAGGTCCCATTCCAACACACCCAGCAAGTTGTCGACCTTTTGATCCACAACAGTTGCTTCCATTAGCCCATCGTCAAACGGCAGTTCAGTAAACCATGCAGGCAATCTTTGCTCATCTGTAGGATAGCCAATTGATGTCCATCCAAGTGCATTTGATTTGAGTTTGCACACAATGGTTTTCATACCATCCACAACCTGCATTGAGTAGTTGTCTGAATTCATTCTACGCATTTGATTCCAATTCATTGCGGCACGAACGTGTCCTGGCATGTTTGCTTTGCCCAGGCGTGCTTCCTCTGCCGCATATTTGGTCAAGTTGTTCACACGCTTAGGCGATCCTTTTTCCCAGCCTGGACGCTCTTTAAACTCATACTTGAATTCTCTAATGCGTTCAATGATCTCATCTCGTTGTGTACCTGCCAGTACTTTATTTAGAATTTCTAACAGGAAGTCTTGAATTACTTTGGGGGTATCTGAACGCTTGAGATCCAAGCCCATGGCCTTGGTCTTGCCAATCTTGCCGTCTACATCCAGTCGCTTGCCTTCCAAGTCAATGATGTTCACAGCATAACGCTTCTTGGTAATGAACAAACTGCGGTCAGCAACCAGTTCACGACCTGCTTTGATCAACGCACCCATGTCTCGGGGACAATGGAACGCCTGTTCCATAAACGCTGGAAAGCTCTCATTCACTTGATCAGCAATTGAGTCGTACAGTTGGATGCAGATTTCTTTTGACCATTCCATCCGTCCTTCTGCAACTTCTTTTTCCAGTATGGGCCACGCAGAAAAATAGCATGAGTCTGTATCACCATAGATGATGGCCTTGCCTGTGTGATCATATTCGCCTGTGATGCACTCATTGATGTGAGCATCCATGTGCTTGGCAATACTTCGACCTGCCAGTGTGGTTGACTGCCCAATACGCTTGTCAAAGAATCTACAGCCTGGATTCAAAATAGCACCATACAAGCTATTCAAGTTAATCTTCTTGACCAATTGACGTTTGTCCCAGAACGCAATCTCTTTGGGATCCTTGGTCTGCTTCTTCTTGGCTTGCAGTTCTTGTCGTTCACGATACCAGCGTTCCAGCAGGCCAGGGATGATACCTTTCTTCTCGTAAGTGAGAATGGTACCATTGGCAGTAAGGATCCAAGGTTGATTTGAGTCAAAGATCATGTGCCAGATTTCCATAGCAGAGTGTACTGACTCTTCGCCACCTTCCCAGTCAATGGTAATTTCTGTACCACGTTGCTGTTCCATCACAGCAGTATACTCTAAACTGGCAAACAAGCCTTCCCATGCAGCCGCAAAACTTTGTCCCTTGGCCATGTTGGATTTGATCAACTGATCAGTCATGGTTTGCCGCAATTGGCCCACCACAGTTTCTGGACCCATGTTCATGGCACGAATTGCAGATGGATATAGACTGTTGATGTCCACTGACCCAATCCACATGTGCAGGCCCTTTTTAGGATATGCCACATAAGCACCTGCGGCCTGGGTGTCATCATCTGTAAGGCGTTGCTTACGATTGGGCACAACCATTCCACGCTCGTGTGCTTCATTGATAATGGCCTGTTCAGTCACTGCCACAGCACCCATTGTGGTTTGTAGCAACACAGTATTGGCGTGTGCCAGTTCATTGGCTAGGTCCAAGAAACGCAATTTCTTGTCTAACTTGGCAATGATCATGGTGTCTTGGCGGTTGTACTCAATAAACTTTTTGAAGTGCTGGTTGTACAACTGATCCAGTGTGCCTTCAAATTGTGTTTTGCGTTCACCCAGCTCGTACTCGCCGATAGCATCCAAACTATATGAGTGGCGTTCCTCGTATGTGTACTTGCGATACAACTGCATGTAGTCCATATGCACACGACCGACTAAGTCGTAAGTTTGATTCTCTGCGCCAAAGCGTTCAAACATTCTTTGCTTGGGAAACTGTCCCCACAAACAAAAGCGTCGTGTGTCATCCTTGCTGAGTATTCTTGTGGTACGATTTACTGTGTAAGGAATGTCGTAACCTTCTGAGTTCCAACCTGTAAGTACATCCGCACCTTCAATCACATCCAAGAACATTTTGATCATGTCTTCTTCACGCTCAAACAAGATGGTATTTTCAAACTCGGCCACCAGCTCTTGTGCAGTATCCCAGCTTAGATGTTTAGGCGGCACCGCCAGTGTGATCATCTGATCCAGCCAATCTAAATATACAGATATAGCAGTGATAGGATTGAAGGGATCTGCCACAGGCGAGAATCCACGCTCTGCATCAAACGCAACTTCGATGTCAAAAAATGCTGTGTGCAGTTCTGGAGCATCTTGGTCTTTGTAGTTCTCTTCCAAACATCTAAAGATAGGATTGATGTCTGATTCATACAACTGCTTGCCCGACTGGCTGCGAACTTCCTTGCGAAATTCTTTGTTGTTGCGCGATGAGAATCTATTTACAGGTGTGCCGTAGATGCTTTGAAACTTGCCTCTAGGATCGTCATAATAGAAAATGTAGTTGGCAGGATATTCCTTGTAGACTCGTTCGCCATCGCGGCGTTCTACTACATGTATGCGATCGTGTTCACGATCAAAAAGTGCGTCGATATAACTCATTGTTCTCCGTTTGTGGCCGGTAAGCCATGATTCATGCTCGTAACGAGAGCGACTCGCAGATATTTATATTAGACAGTGTGTTGACAGGAAATCTTATCATGCTCGACTCAAGTCGTTTGTGATACAGTGTATACCAGCGTCCCAAAAATAACGATGCCTAAACGGCGACACATGAACTTCAATACCGTGTCTAGCACAGGCTTTTTCAACTTGATCATTGTGGCTGGATACCACAATGTTCTTTTGATCTATCACAAGTATGTTGACATCAAACACAGTTTCACTAGCATTGCCTACCCAAGACTCAAAGTAATGTTCAACCATGTGTACAAGATTAGGATCTGATTCAAAGCCCGGAATGTTCCAGCGGCCTCGATTGTGCTTCATGCTGGCTCGAAATTCCGCAGTGTCTGCATAATCACTTGGTGGCAAGTACACCACTTCCCATCCAGGAAAAGTGTCTGCGTAAGTTGGCACATCTCGTAGGCTAATGATCAATCCAGGAGTAACTGGGCAATAGGTAGCATCTCCGTGACCGCCAGCATTCACAATGCGATTGCGTGTGCGCGGGAACAGTTGATTGACTTTGGCCAACAGTTGTGTTTGATCTTCATCATAACTTTGAGTGGCAAAATACAAGTCTTGACCAATGCGACTCACAAAGCATCCTGACACTACATCAAGATCTGTATGTCGTACTGTGTTGCCTTGTGACAACACATGCTCAACGACGTTTTGATAACAACTCAATTTAGCACGATGTTGTGCAAGATCTCTATGTTGAAATTCTGTCCAAGTCAGTTCAGTTTGATTGGCGTATGCTCTTTGAGCATGTGAGCTGTTTGGCTGTTGCGGAACCCACAGTTCATCATGAATCATGATGAAATAATCTCTTGGAGTTACAGGCGGTGGCACCCAATGATCATGAATTTTCAAAGCACTGAGATCCTCAGGCAGTTGAGGCCGCAACACACGGATTCCGAACCGGCTTTGCAATAGTGCAATAAGGGCTTGATAATCTTGTTCAGTTTCTTCTGCCAACGTTTGGAAACGTTGGCGTGTGTTGCGATCTTGGATCCAATAGTAATAATCCGGCGGGTACGTCATACCGACCACGCATACCTGTAATGGATCCCAGTGTTGAAAAACTTGATAGCTCAAAGAGTTTTACCAACTGTTTCTAAAATAGTTTCCAGGGTTTCGTGATCCTGTTTGGCTTTGCCAAATTCAGCTTTGTGTGCCAGCTTGATTGCTTTTTTAAGTACAGCAGGCTTGATTTCCAGTTCTTCAGCCACAGCCTTGATGGTGTCAGTAAGTCCGCCGTTGAGAGTTTCAATTTCGTGCATGACTTGCATGCCTTCGTTGATGATCTGAGTGAGTTTGAGTTTTTGCTCGCCGTTAAATGTTTTGCCGCTCATAGAGCCTCCTAAAACAATAGTATATAGATTTATTTAAAGAAAGTCAATGTATGGTTGCTCGTTTTGGATCATTGGGTAGCGAATCCAATGACCCGGGCAGAAGCCGCCCACTCGGTCCTAAGGCCAGAGTTCTTATGTACGACGGATTTGTTTGATTAGGTGGCGGCTTGGATCAAAGTTTTTGCTCCAAGTCAAAGTTTCTGCAACAATCTTCTCTCTTAGTTTTTTCTTTTTAGTCTTTGTGGGCAGAGTTTTTGTTTGCTTTGTAGGCAGTTTGACCTTGCGACCTGTGTATCCAGGAACCTTGCCGGCTGCTCCTGAGCCAGAGGCGTCTGCTGGAGCAGGTGCGGGTGGTCTACTAGCTCTTTTTGCTATCTCAGCATCAAGAACTGCTTTCATTTTTGGATGTAAATCTGTTCTTGCGGCAAATCTGGATAATACTTCATCAGGTCCTTTCTGAACATCTCTAACTAAATTAGCTATTTGAACATCACTTGGTTCATGTGCTGTCGCTCCTGGTGCTGGCGCTGGTGCTGGAGCAGGCTCTGCTGCTGTGACTCCCAGTTGATTTACAAAACTCAACAATGCTTTGGCATCTTCTACTGACAGATTGGCCAATTCAACTTGTATATCGTCCCAGCTCAATTCGCCTTGCCCTACATACTTGGTACCAGCTTGTTTGCCTTTAGCGTATGCTTGTGACATTCCAGTGAATGCACCTCTTGTGGCACCAGCAGCAGTTGAAAGCGCACGTGGTGTTGCAGCAATTGCTGAACCTGTGGTTTTTAGAGCTTGTTTGCCCATGTCGTATGCTTGGCTCATTCTGCTTTTGTTTGGTACCACAGGTGCGACTGTAGGAGGCAAACGTTCTTCCAATGCACCAGCGGCCTTTTTAGACAATATCTGTTTGACTATTTCCAACTGCTTGGCGTCAAGAGCTTGAATGGATTGCACTAGAGGTTTGTTTTGCATCACTTGTGATGCGGCAATTTTGGCATACAACGGATCGCTTGGAGAAATCTTTTGTCCACCAATGCTGACTGTTTCAGGCTTGCCACCAGTTGGGGTTCCTGCAATTGCTGATCCCAATGCACCGGTTGCGGGTTCTGCAGTAGGTTCTGTGCCAGCATCACCAGCAGGTGTTGATGACAGTGCTTCAAGTTCTTTGTTTAGCGCATTGCGTCTTGTTTTGTAGGCTGCATCTAAATTGCGCAGTTCTGTTTTGACTGTGTCAGCATCTCGTGTGGCTGCTGCGCCACCGCCACCGCCAGAAGCAGCAGGTGCAGGTGTTGCTGTTGCACTACCACCTGACGGCCCAGAAAAATCACTAGGCACATAGGGCTTGCCGGTACGAGGATTAATCGTATTAGATCCAATTGGCATTTCTGCTTTACCGCCGGCCTTGGCGCCAGATGTGTCACCATAGGCTGCGCCGGGCACTGTGCTGCCAGCATCATCTTCGCCACCAATGCCTTTTACTGATCCACGATAACCTTTTTTAATTGCTCGACCCAGGCCTTGCGGAATACCTGCCACAGCGCCTGCTGTTTTACCAATGCCGCCGACAAGGCCGCCAATGCCTCGACCAACCTGGTCCAGGCTAATTTCGTCAAGCTGTTGCTCGTTGATTGTGGTAGTTGGTTTGATTAGATCAGTGTATATCATTTTAGCGTTCATCCAAATAATCTTGTTGGCTTGTTTGTTGAGCCTGTTGTTTCATTGCTCTGCGTTTTTGAAACAACTTTACTGCCATGTCAGCATGGTCTAGGTTTTTAAATTTGCTGGGCATGGATCTATTACCTTGCCGCAGTTCAAATCCATCCTTTTCGTTGCCATAACATTCAAAGGTAACACCATATTCCATGGCGTAACTTTTTACCGGAGCAGATGATGTTTCTGACATGTCATTGATAGGCTGTTGTGGGTTGCCTAGCTGAGTGTCTACTTTGTCCTCGATGCCATGCACTGTGCTGGGATCTGTCAACTCGTAGTCATCTTCTTCAATTTCTTCTTCGGCTTGACCTTTTTCCACAGCGTCAACTGCTTTGTCTTTGAGTTCACGATCAACTCGAACTTTTTGTTCCAACTGATCAAGATATTGTGTAAGGTCCTTCTTGACCTTGCTCAACATATCTTCTTCAACTTCTTGCATGGCTTCTTCTAGTGCGGATTTTCTGGGCTCTACAGAATCACCCACCATGTATCCATCCATTGGATGTGCTGGATCTTTTTTGGCACGCAACGCAGGACTGGCTGATTTAGGCTTGAACAGCGCAGGCAACTGTGGCACACCTTTTTGTTGTGTGTTAAGCCCATGCTTGACGCCTACTGGCGTAAGTTTACCTTCTACCGCCGCAAGGCGTTCCAGTATTGATCTAATGTCCGAACTCATGCTCTTTCTTCTTTCAGGTAACTTCTCAGCATCCAGCCATGCTTTTGATGAGCATCGATGCGTTCAGCAATGAAGTTAGCAATACCTTGTTGGTTTTCTTCAGTTGCTACTTGGAAGACTTGATTGAGAAGATCCAACATTTGGCCGTTGTTGGCCAAGAGTTCTTCTAGCATGAGTCGGGCACGTGGAATTTTTGTTTGGCCCTGTATTTTTGTTAATTCTACAAATCGTTCAAAACTACCAGGAGCATAGTCGCCCAGGGCACGTATGTATTCTGCTGTGGGATCTGTAGCACCATAAACATCGTCATGGATTGCGTCAAAGAAAGCGTGAAGCTGGCCAAAGTCTGGGCCTTCAACGTTCCAGTGGAACTGTTTGGCTTTGAGAGCAAAAGCCTCCTCAGTTGCCAGGAGTGTTTTTAAAGCGTCCGCTAACATTCTTATTCCTTTTGTATTCCTTGGGCGTGTTAGGCGTAGGATCAGTTGTATATTTACCACTCAACAAGGATCCGCCTGATCTTGACACCATGCCTAAGGCCTGGCTCACAGGTGCTATACTACCAGCACTGGTGCCGCCCACTGACGCATTTTCCATGATTTCTTGAATTTTCATTATAGTATTTCCAACTCGCCGCCGCTGTCTATCATGCCCGGGCCATCAACCACACGCCAATTCAGCTGCTGTATTGACGCTAATGTTCCAGGCAATAATTCATAGCGCAACTTGTACTTACCTGGTTCTGCGGCAATTTGAAAAGACTCTTCCAAATGCTGATCACGCCAAACCCAGGTGCGTTCGGTAAACAATTCATTATTGACATAAGCTCGGTAGGTTGGAGGGTCAGTCCAACCTTGGCAATAAACTTCGCAAATTACCTTGACAAACTTTTTGTTCATAAAGATATTTATCATTAAGTGGGTCTATAAATATTGCATGCTAAAATTGAATGATATACGCAAAGTGCATGTGGAATTGACCACTAGATGCAATGCCAGATGCCCCATGTGCATGAGAAACTATCGAGGGTATGATTACAATAGTGGATATCCGCTGTGTGAACTCAGTGTTGGAGATTTCAAGAAAATTCTAACTCCTAACGTTTTAGCACAACTAATTCAGCCCGATCCGCCCATTGGAGATCGTGTGCCAATCATATATGAATTTAGAGGTGTGGCATTCAATGGAAATCTGGGTGATTTTGCTTCTGCACGTGATGCTGTTGAAATAGTAGAATACCTGGTAGAGCATCAGGTACCTGTTATTATCAATACCAATGGTTCTGTGCGCAGTCCAGAATGGTGGGCAAGACTGGCTCTACCCAAAGTTACAGTGGGTTTTGC